TTGTGTTGCGTATGACATTTCGTTTTTTCACCCTTTCTTGACGTTGTTTTTTTACGACATCAGGTTCAAGAATCATTCGATGTGTGATGTCATCCCTTGTGATGGCACGGCGTTTCGGTTGTGATTTATCTTGCTGTGTGTTACCCATGCCACTATTGTACTACAAAACCATAAACAAAAAGAGGTTGATTGCTCAACCCCTCTTTGCTGTGGCATTCGATACTAGGAAATAGTATCGGGTCCGATTTGACCAAGACGTGCGCCATCTGGTTTGGTTTCGTCAACCAAAGCACGGAATGTGGTTTCGATGACACGTTGTTCATCAATTTTGTAACCAATTTCGACTTTTTCGACGGAAACTGCAAGCCAAATATTGACATCTTCAGATAGGTCGGTTGCGCCCTTGTTGCGTGGATGTAAGCGCAAAGCCTTTGCATCCTGTCGCAATAGATAGCCCGAATCCGTACCAAGTCCAAGTTTGTCGTCAAGTGAACCAAGTGCGTATTTGCCCTCTGGCACTACAACATTCAAGTTGTCATTCGTGATTTCAGCAAGATATGCTTTAATCATCAAATTCTGACCTTTCAGTGCAATGTCAACTGGCATACTGCCATACTTATCAACTGTTAAGTCTTCAAATTCACGTTCAAAGGTGAATTCGACGCCCCCTTTGGTGTGACCAAGTGCCACACCGCCGAAGAAAACATCACAGTCGCCTATTCGTACATTTGCGATATTCGACATGATATTGTTTTCCTTTCTTAATCGTTAGCTTTTAATATTAGGAAACAGTACCAGTGCCAATCACACAGAATGCTTCAGGGAACTTGACAAGCGCAACCATGCGTGTGACCGCACGAAGTGCTGACATATCCTGTTCAGCCAAGTTGACTTCGCCCTCGTCGGCGTCGGTGACTGTACCCTCTTTCAGTTCAGTCAAGACAAGTCCACGTTTGACGTACAATTTGACACGCTTCAGGTCGCCAAATACGGTATAACCGTTGTTTGCGCCGCCTTGTGCTGTTGATGGTAGAACATCAACAAGTTTCACTGGTGTACCCCATGGCGTCTGCATACCCATTGTAATCGGAACCATGTATTCACCTGATGTTGTTGCCTTATTCTGGCGAAGAACATTCCAAACTGTTCGGTGCATGTAGTGCTTGGCATTTGCTGCGGCTGCGGTTGGAATTTTTGCTTCAGCGTTCAATAGGTCATCCCATGTGATGCTTGTGATTGCTGAACCAACTGTTTCAGTTGCAACACCAGCGGTTTCAAGAATACCAGTACCAACACCACTTTGGTTGTAAAGTGTGCCGCCATCGTCTGTGAATACTAATTCATCAGCGATTCTTGCACGTTCCTCTGCAAATCCAGCGGAAACTTCAGCCCAAAAGTCAATTGCGGAATCTTCAACTAGTTCGTCAGTTGCGATTGCAATGGCTGCAAACTTGCGAAGTTCAACAAGAATTTGCGTGATAGTGAGTTTCGTGCCTTTTTTCTTTGCGCCCTGACCAGTTTCGTACATAGTGACGTTGCTGCCACGTTTGTTGGTCTTGACACTGTTTGCATTGATTGTGCGAACATCTGCATCTGTGAATGCAACACCATATTGATTTGCAAGCTTTTCAACTTCCGCTTCAAACTCTGGGTCGGCAACGATGTATTTGCCATCGGCATTGACATCACCGTTTGCATATCCTGCTTTTGTTCGTGATTCCATTGCATGTGCGTTCAATGATTTCAGTGTTGAAATGTCACCATTGGTCAATGCAATTGCTGAACGCATCAAACGCTGTGCTGGTGAAAGCTTGGCGATTTTCTCTGCTTCAGTTTCTTGCTTGTCTGCATCTTCGTCTTCAGCGTCACCAGTAGCGACGTTCTTTTTGACGATTGGTTGTGCTGGCATAGCGGCTTTCACTGCTGCGTCAACGGTTGATTTGATGGTTTCGCCCATCCCTGCTGCTACTTGGTCGGCAATCGCTTTCACGGCTGCTTCGTCAAGAACGGTTTCTTCTATTTTTTCACTCATAGAATTATTCCCCTTTTAATTTATTGTTGATACTTGCGATAAGCAATTCGCTTGTCTTATCGACTAACTTTGCGCTGCTGCGCACAAGCACGAGTTTGCGCACCCTCTTGACCTTTTCTTGGTCTTTGGCTGCATCATCGTCGTCTTCTTCAGTGTCCATGGATGCGGCATATGCCGTTTCCAGTGCTGAAGTAAGTGCTTTCAATGATGCAATGTGCGATTTGATTTCATCATGCGGCATCAAGTTGATTTTGTCAACTGCTGCATCACGTTGGAAATCTGCAAACGACTTGCGCAAAGCGGCTGATTTGTCTTTTCCAAGACTGCGTTGCGTGATAAGTGCATCACGATGTGCGCCGACTGGTACGACTGAAACTTCATACAATTCAAGTTTTTCAATTGTCGTGTAGTCATCCGACCACTGCTTCACCTGTCCACCAAGTGACACGGCATTGATTGCGCCATCAAGAATCAGGTCATAGATTTGTTTTGCGAAGTCGTATTTCTCAACTGATAATTTGATGCGTGCCATCAAGTTGCCATTGTCGACCCAAATCTTTGTGATTTTGCCGATTGGTAGCCCCTCATAATCATGACCCCATAGAACAGTTGGATTGCGTTTGATTTGCTTCAGGTCGATTCCCTCAACAAGAATCTTTTCAAGGTATCTGTCTTCACCGCTATTTGACACGACAGTTTCGAATTCGCCATATGCCAAAGTTGCGCCAGTTGCACGTTCGATGGCAACACGTTCAGTTTTGCCGTCTTTCTCGATGTCTTTGGTTGCTGTTTCAATAGTTGCACCACAACGAATCATTTCGTCGGCTGTTTTTTCTATTCCGTACCCTGCGAATACTGCTGCGATTGCGTTTGACATTTTGTTTTTTTCCCTTTCCCTTTGATATAAAATAACCCGACAATGAAACAAAATTGGCTGCTATGCCGAATCTGTTCCACAATCGGGTTCGATGACCTCGCTTGATTGCTTTACAACTGCTATCATATCGCTTGAATCATCCGCTGTCAACATCAAAGCTGAAGCGGTATACACTTTCATGCGAACCAGTTCACCGCACTTGCATTTGATTTCAATATCGGCGAAATAACCTTTGAACAAAAGTCGTTGGCAATTCGGGCAATGAAATCGTCGCATTTCCATTCGTTTATCAATCCGCTGGGAATATCCAGCAATTACAGTTTGAATGTGCGTGTGCATTTTCAACGGCGTCATAATCTTGAACAACTTCGCCACCATCTGCACCAGTCATTGTGCCGCCCTTTGGTACGAATGGCGCACGAACTTCGGTGATTGTTCCATCCATAGCACGACAGTATTGACATGGGTTCGAACCAAGTGCTTTCCAAATCTTTCGCTTGACACCAGCCTGTTGATAGCCCAATTCAATGCCTTTGTTGATTGTCTTGTGTGGTTCGCTGTCGGCAAGTCGCTGCGTGCGGAATCCCAAAGCCTTGTCATATACTGCATTCACACGAACGGTCAATTCAGCAAGCGATTCGCCTGCTTGAACGCCTGCCGCAATTTCAGTTTTCAATTTGTCGACTGTTTGTTGCGTGAATTCTTTCACCACACGTCGTGCGGCACTCTCTGCGGCTGTTTTGGCTGCGGTGCTGAATACGAAATCATCAGGCACGTTCATCAACGCAAGCGCAACGTCTGCGCCCTGTGACATGGCAAGCAATATCAATGGCAACATCCATTCAAGCGATTTGTTGGCTTCGTCTGTGTCGTTCGGCATAACTTCTTCATATGCTTTGGTGACATTGCCGCCAGCCTGTACAGATGCGGCGTATGCTTTCAACCCATCAACGACTTTTTGTTTCTGACTTTCCAAATCTTTTTTGAATGAAGATTTGTATTTTTTCAAGGTGTTAGCCTTGATGGTGTCTAGTTGGTGAAAAAAAGTGTCTTCGGTAGTGTCCTTTTTCACTACCGTCAAACGACGAATTGTCTTCGTCGGTGTGCTGTTATCGCTTCCAGCTTGGTCAATTGGTGTCATATTGAAGCCAACATATAGTTGGTCGCCACCGTTTACTTTTGGCAATCCTTTTCGAACTCTGATTTCATTAACTGTCATCACACGGTTCACAAGTTTGTCATCTTCATTCAATTGGCGGTCAACGTCATCGGGAATCTGTGAAACGTGCGAAACAACAAGTGCCGTGTCTTTGTAGTTGCGACGAATAATGTTTTGAACGCCATCGTCGATTCGTGTTTGCTTTGGGTCGATGTTTCGTTTTGCGAATACATAGTCAGCCGTTTCAGCATTGCCACGCCCCAAACCTGATTGGTCTGTGTCACCAAGAATGATTTTTGGCATACGGAACATCTTCAAAATCTTGTCTTCAGTGATTGATTTCAGCTTTTCCATGTCCAAGTCACCAAGTGACAAACCAATCTTTGTGAATGAAGCATCAGCACCACGAATGAACAAAGTCTTGCCGACATTGGCAAGCCCCTCTGTTTTCTCTTTCCATGCTGCTTTGACTTTCAAGAATTGTTCTTTTTCAATCTTGCCATTGATGGTCAAAATACCACTTGGCGATGCTTGGTTCTTGATGAAGTTGCGTTGGAAAATCGAACTGTCTTCTTCAGTTTCAATGTATATGATGCCTGCTTCAACTGTACCCAATCCATAGTATTCATTTTCAGGGTTGAATGTTTTGAAGTGCTGAACTTCGTCAACGTCAAGTGGCAATTCAGTTCCATTGTCATTGCGGAACGTATAGCCAATGATGTCGCCAGTCTTTGGGTCGATAGCAACTTTCACACGGTCTGGTCGCATCAAGTATATTTCAACTACTTTGCGGCTTGATTGTTCAACTGATAGATACCAATATGCGTTGCCGACTAATTCCAAGAATGATTGTGTTGCAACGAATAGGTCAAATTTTGATGTCAAGCGTGGGTTTGGTCGTTCAAGCACATCAGTGAATGGATGTTGAACAATTGTCAGTTTGCCAGTGCGATTGTCTTTCTTGTTGAACACTGGTTCATATTTGGCAACGTCTTCGGCAATTGCTGCGATACAAGTCATCACAATGCCACGGTATGCGTGCAAGAATTTGCGACGTGAAGTGTACTGCGAATATGTTTGAACCCATGTTGCGAAAGTTTCGCCAGTTGATGCAAATGCCCTTTGTATTCCGTGTGTTATTGCGTTTGTGATTTTTCCCATATCCGTCTTTCACCCTTGACTTTCTTGTTATGTTTATAATACCATCATACGACTTCAAAATCATCATCATCAATCATTTCTGTGTTGTCAGCAAATGTCAAGACACCTGCATCGGCAACGTCTGGTGATGTGACAGTCAAGCCCAATTCTTTCAAACGACGCTTCAAATCTTCTTTTGGTTCGATTTGGAAACGTGACGAACTGTCTGACTTATAGTATACAACAGCCAATTCTTGCCACTCTGGTGAATCAACTATTTTGCCGCCATTTTCAAGCCACTGTTTGAATAAGAAATACATTTCGGCACGTTTGTTCTTGTATTTGCTGCGGTCTGATGAACCGCCGCCAAACATGACTTTGTTCACATAGATGTCAAGTTCATACAATCGGTCACTGATACCTTGTCCAAGTCCACCATAGTCATTGCCAATATTTGATGATGGAACTTCATATTCGACTTGATATTGTTGCGTTGTGACAACCTGTTGCATCGTGTCGTCATTCTGGTTCGTTTCCAATAGCTTCATGACCTGTGGTGTGCGGAACACATACGATGAACGGTCTGAACCGCCACCAGCGAAGTCATTTCCAAGTCGGCGTTCACCTTTCAGCACACGTCTTCCCGAATCCAATGTGATTGCTTGTTCATCATCAGCCAACATTGCTTCATATTCTTCTTCAGAAATCATGGCATCGGCAATCATTTGGTCGGTGAATAGTCGGCGATAGCCACCAGTCACAACATCGTCATCTGGTGGGAACTTCACTTCGTACAAAATATCAAAGAATGGTTCGCCCCTCATTTCTTCAATGAATGACATGTCGTATCGACCCTCTGCAACTGCTTGATGATAGTCGATATGAATGTGGTGATAGTGCGGACTTTTTGACGTTCGATAGAAATGGTTGCGATAGAATGGGTTGCCAATCTTCAGCAAGAACGAATCTTTGTGACCGCCCAACATACGCATGACCATTGCTTGCAAGTCATCGGGTATCAATGACGCTTCATCTTCAATGATGTTGCGTGCGCCTTGCCCTGTCAGTGATTCTTTCACACGCTTGCGGTTGCGTGCATCAGCGGTCAATGAACGAATTTCACCGCCGTCACGCCATGTGATGCGGTCTTGGCTTTTCTGGTGCTTCAGTTTTTCCAGTTTCGGCATTCCAGCCATTTCGATTTGTTCAACCAATGACGGATGGTCAAATATGTGGTTGACTGCCTTTCCCATGATGATGTCGCTTTTGGTTTGGTCGCCAGCAAGCACAGTCCACTTTTCATGGTATGTGATTGAACGCAACACCATCGCCATTGAAATCGTTTCTGATTTGCCATATTGTGTGGTTGTTTCAACTTGGTTTCGTCGATAACGCTTCAGCATGATGACATTCCAAATGTCTGCTTGACCGTCTGTCAGTACGAATGGATTGTCATCATCGTCTTTGAAGAACATCGCACAAAGTTGCTTGGCAATTTCACGTTCAGATTGCAACTGCGCTTCAGGCGACGCATAGATGGCAATGCCAAGATTATTGACTGCCTGTTCAGTTTCTTGATTGACTTGCTGCATCGGTTGCCGCTGCTTTCTGGTTCAACGTGTCCAGTATGCCACGCACACCGTTCAATGTTTCAACCGATACATTGCCATTGATGCTTGATTCTTCAACATAGCCGTCAACTGCTTGCAACCACAGTTTGATTCGTGCGGCATCTTTGTCTTTTTGGATTCCCTCAAATAATAGTGCAACAACAGAGGTCGTCAACTGTTTCGCCCACATGCGCCAGTCGATGGCTTCAAACTCTGGTGGAACTGGTTTGTTTTTCCATGCCGTCAATGTGTCTTGGTCAATTCGGAATTTTTCACTGAACTGTGACATGGTTCGGCAATCAGAAAGTGCCAACAAATCTTCGTCGTCAATTCCTGCTGTTGCCAGATATGGTCGCCCACCATTTTTGATTTCCATTGGCAACGAACGCCATATCAAGAACAAGCGATATTCTTGCCCTTTGTATGGATTGAAAACAGGTTCAGAATCCGATTTCTTCGGAATTCGCCTTGTGATGTCCATTGATAGTGTTTTCGTTGCTGTCTTCATAATTCTAGTATACCGCTTTTGTTATTTCTCACGAACAATCAGGTTCAACACGCCCAATTCACAATCTTGTATGTCATCGATTGCAATGTCTGGTGTGATGTCTGGTTGAAATACATGGTGCTTGCCATCCATGGTTGATGCCACTTGGTTTTTGCTGGCATAATCATCAACATACTTATCGATTGCCAATGCCCTTGCAACTTGCCTTGCATATAGTTCACCGCCACCCGACCAAACGATGATGCGTGTGTTCTTGAACCCTGCCAATGCAACTAATAATGACCGAACACGTTCATTTGCCACCATATCTTGCTTGGTGTTATTCAACAATGTGCCGTCACAGTCGAATGCAATTGTGATTGTTTTCATCGCTGCACCCTGCCAAATGCCAATACATATTTGCGTGTTTTCCTGTCTAACCTCATGACACGATAGCTGTGACCATCACGCCATGCACTGTGAATCAATGCTTGCTTTGGATTCCAGTCGAAGATTTCTTGCGTATCAGTGAACTTGCCTTGCCAAAAAGCATTGTCAACAAATGCGCCACCATGATGATGAACGTATTTGATTTCGACTGTGCGCCCTGTTGGTTTCATTACTCGATACTCACTTCAATTTCGGTTCGCATAACGAATGAAGCCAGTTGAATCAACTTTGTGCCAATCCAAAAACGAATCTTCATCAACTTTTCGCCACCTTTGATGTTTGCTTTGATGTCAATGATGATTGTGTCTTTCATGATATTTGCCCTTTCTGGTATGGTTGCAACTGCCAATTGCCGTCGTCAAGCTTCTTGTATGCTGCAATGGTGCAATTTTCGTTCGGCACAAGCACTTTGCCGTGTTGGTCTGCATGTCCAGCCACTACCGACCAATCAATGACGTTGGTGAAGCCTTTTTTGCGAAGTTCGATGCCGTATGTGACATCAACGCTGATACATTCAGCCGACCAATAGAATGTGTGGTCAAGAAAGTGTTGCATTGGTGTCAGGAAACAATACAAACCGCCGCCATCAATCTTTTCAAATAATGTGGTGCTGTTGTATGGAATCGTTTCAATGGTGGTTGGGTTGTTGATGTCATCCCATCGCCATGCGCCAATCATGCGGATGCCGTGCCTGCCGACCTGTGCGCCCTCTATGAATCCAACTTTGACGCCTGCTTTGTCTAGTTCACGATAATCAGCCACAAGCCGTTGCAATGCGCCTGCTTCAATCTGTGTGTCGTCTTCAATCATGAACAACATGTTGCATTGGTCGAATTCTTTGGTTTTGATGATGGTCTTTTGCAAATCGGTCAACATATCACGGATTCGGTCACGCCTTGTGAACACACGCACTTCTTGCGGTGCGAATCGCTTGGTGTGATGAATCTTGTATGGAATAGTCAATTCGTACTTGTTGAATGCGTCAATGACCTGTGATGCGTTGAATTCGTCTGTGTCGATATTGACCAGCAATTGCACATTCAAACTGTCACGGTTCAACTTCGCCAACTGCTTTGCCTGCATGTCGATTGACCATCGGCGTGTCAGTGGCAAGACAATCAAAATATCTAGCCGTTGATTATCTGTTGGAATATCTCTGTGTATAGTGGTTTCAGTGTTTCCCATTTCAATGCCTTTCCTATTTGTTCAGCTTCTTTGTTCGACCATGCCATGAATTCAGGGTTTGCAAATTCGCACATCTTCATCGCAAGCCAATTCGGGTCGGTTTCGTGAATATCAATCATTGTGCGTGTCATGAACTCACCTGCTTTGCGTGCGCCGACAAGCCATTGTTTCGGCAATAGCACGTTGTTTGGTGATACGTCTGGCATCACGACAGGAATTCCAGCCGTCAATGCTTCTTGCACTGGCAAGCACAATCCACCATATTTGCGTGGCATGACTAGCACATCACCAGTTTTGTACATGTCGGCATAGTTTTCGATATTATAGATGACTTCCAAATCAATGCTTTTCTGTGCGTTGACAATGATGCGGTCTGTTTCGCCGTCGATGCCCTGCGCATAGATTTTGTATTTGAAACGATTGCCACACTTCAATGCTGCTTGAACAAACGTCTTTGTGCCGTTTCTGTCATGAATTGCTTGCCTACCAGCCACATGAAATATTGTGCGACATTCGCTTATTTCTCTTGACTTGATGTTCGATGCGTCTGTTGGCACTGGCAAATCAATGACTGGTGCGATATTCAGTGCTTTGACGTCTTCTGTGTGCCATGATGACGGTGCTGCAAGCACGGATGGTGCTTCAATGTCGGTTCGGTTCAAATAATCAAGAAATTCATAGTTGTATTGCAACACGACTGGCACGCCTTTGCGCTTCGCCTTTTCCATGATGCAATAATTCAATGGCGTTTCGCAAATGAACACAATATCAACGTCGTCGGTCAACCATTCCATGTATGAACAATCGGGAATGCCTTTCGCAATCATCACTTCGCCGTCACCGCCATTGAATCGTTCGTGATGTGTTTCAACGTGATTCAGTGGCGACAAATCAACCAGCAATGTTTTGTGTGGGTTCATATGGTTGAAAAAGTTTTGCGTCTGAATGCCAAGTCCAGTTTGCGTTGAATATGCCAACAATCCAATTTTCATGATTCTTCACCGTCGCTTTCTGGTTGGTCAAAAATCCAACCTGCATTTGATAGTTTCACAACACGGTCATTTTCAAATAGTCGATAATACGCTTCACGGTCTTTTTGCGTGTCGGCGTTGTACCTGAATGGCTTCACACCACGTTTCTTGCATATGAACCAGTAAATCATGCGCCCTGTGCGCCCATTGCCGTCAACGAATGGATGAATGCTTTCAAAGCGGATGTGTGCGACCAATGGCGTCATTTTCGGCACGTCAAGCAACCAATTGCGCATCAAGTCTTCAACTAGCGAATAATCTGGTGCGATTCTGCCGCCAACCTGCACGTTTGTGATGTTTCCAGCCATGCCACGATACCAGCCACGTTGATTTGGCTGCAAGTTGTCTTGGTGTAGCGTGATAATCTTTTGAACACGCATGATGTCCGTGTGGCGCAATACTGTCAGTTGTTCAAGATACGCCCACGCCAAAAGCGATTGTTCAATTTCTTCGTCATCGTATATGCCCTCAATGGCATTGCTTGATTTGATATACTTGCGAATATCGAAATCATTGTCACGTCGTTGTTGTCTGTTCACCATTTCAATACCTCTTTCCGAATAACATGCCGCCGTTTGCACCGACATACTTGATTTGATGTGTCTTGCTCAATTTCTCAACTATTGCACCAAGGTCGGTGGCGTGTTGGTCATATTCAAGCGTGATGTATCGGCAAAGATTCAACGTGCTTTCTTGTGCGCCAAGAATGACATCACCCTCTAGCCCCTCAATGTCAACTTTCAGCACGTCGATGAATTCCAAATTGTGTTCTTTGAATAAATCATCAAGTGTGGTGTATTCGACTTGTTGCAAATCTTTGCGGTCACTGCTTCGTGCATCACCGTCACAAAGCAATCTTGAATCACCGTGTTCATTGGTCATGTATGCGTGTAATGGCTGATATGTATGTTTGCCGACAACTGCACGTTCATCAACGATGAATTCACAATCTGGCACGTTCTTTTGATTGTCGGCGACGTTTTTGCGCAATAATTCCACGTTGTGTGGTTCAGGTTCAACGGCAATCACTTTCTTTGCGCCCAATTTGGCTGCGTATAGCGTGAATGCGCCGATATTCGCACCAATATCAATGACAATGCCTGTATCGGTCAAATCGCCGTCAAAGACTTCATATACGTTTTCACACCAGATTTCACGCACTACGACGGCATCTGATTGTGAACCATCACGACCATTCAGAATGAATCGTGGGTCATGTGCAAATATTTTCATGATTTCCCCTTTACTGTTTCAATTATTGTTTGCAACCGATTTGTGTATGTGTGGTCACGCTTCGTGCGTTCGTGTCCAGCCATTTGAATTTGCTTGCGTGCCGTCGAATTTGCCAATGCGGTATCAATGATTTTTTTCAGATGTTCAAAATTTCCGTATTGATAGAACATCACTTCATTGACTTCGCTGAATTGTGTTTCGATTCCTGTGATGTATGGGTGAACCATGAAGCCGCCACGACCAGTGGTTTCATAGATGCGGTCTGACCAATAATGTGGGTACTTGAAATCAAGACAAAGCGTATCACCGACAACAACTTTGGCGGTAGCATATAAGTCATTCAATTGCTTGCCACGAATCGCCATGATGCCATCGTTGCCGAAGTGACCGAACCTGCGACCATATGTCTGTTCAAGCCATGCAATCAACTGTGGTCGGTATTGCCATTCATTGTGGTATCGTCGTGAACCAACAAAAACCACGTCGAAATCAAATCGTGGGTCGTATTCGCCAATATAGCATTCATCTTCAAACACACCTGCTGGCAAATAGTGACCGATGGTCGATGTGTTTTCGTTCAACCAATCAGCCATCAGCTTGTCAACGGTGAAGAAATGTTTGACTTTGAAATATGCGCTGTCTTCGTATTCAGTCCAGCGGCGCAATCCCATGTATAAATCAAGATGATATGCAACCGTCGGAATGTTGGCACGGTCAAGCCTGCGCAATACCTCTTGCATCGTGCGGTTGCCGTTCAAATCCCAACCATGTGTGTGAACCCAAAAGAACATGTCGCACTGCATAGCGATGCGGTACACGTCGTCTGTGGTCACTCTTGGTTCTTGCATACGAATGACTTGATGACCAAGTTTTTCAAACGTCTTGGCATAATGTGATTCACTGGTGAAGTCAACTTGGAAATTCCCCAAAAATGCAATTTTCATTGGAATACCCTTTCAGTCATTTCGATGAACTTGACGAATGTATCAGTCCACATGATGAAATACATGTACAACATACCAATGCCGAACGCACTTGCCAATGCTAGTGCCACCGTAATTGCTTTCAAATATCGACGCTTCATTGCCTGATTCCCCAAAGTGCAACGCCTGCGATGAATAATGTCAATGCAATCAATACGACTGATGACCAGAATTCTTTGTCTTCAAATATGTCAAAGAATCGTTCGCCTGCGGTGATTTGTCTGCCATAATACTGTTTGATTTTCAATCTGCCATCTGGCACATCCAGCAATTCAATTGCTGATATTTTGTCATTGAAGAACCGTATGGCTTGCAATGTCTTTGTTTTTGATTGGCTCATTATTTATACCCTCGCTTTCTACATATCGTCTATGTTGATACTATTCTATACTTTCAAACCATTTATGGCAACAAAAAAGCCTGTCCGAATGACGATATGCAATTCACGAGGGTGAAAGGTCGGACAGGCATTTTTATCGTCATACGTTCATTTTATCTGTTTATGGTTAAGAACACCAGATGCCATTGTATTTTGGCACAAGATTCGGTGTACATACTGCATACCATGCTGAAAAGTTTGGTTTCGTTCCACGGCGTGGATGAATGAATTTCTGATACCCTGCGGCAATATTTGCTTCGGGGTCGAATACTTGCATTCCGTTTAGTTGCATCAATCCATAGTCGTTGGTATCTGAAATCTTATCATGCACACAACTTGATTCGTGCAATATCGTCGTCAACGCTGCGTCTGTGGCATCACCAAAGTATTTTTGCACTAATGGTCGCCATGATTCACAGTTGCCATCAATACCAGCCAAAACGACTGGTGCTGGCGTTGGTGCTGGCGTCACTGGTACTGGTTCAACAACTGGCGTGTCAACCTTTGGTGTTTCAGTCGATGGTTTTGTTTCGACCTTTTGCGCACTCAATGCTGAAGCATTCTGAAAAAGAACGCTGTGTGACTTTTCGTCTTTCGTGATTGTTCCACCCTTGAAAATCATTCCGACGGGTATTGCGACAACCAGTGCGATGATGAAAATCATGATGCTGTTCTTGTATTGAATATTCATGAATTGATGCCCTCAACAATCAAATATGATTGCGATGGATGTTCTTCATTATACACGATAAGCACGGCACTATCGCCAACAATGCCACCATGCGGCACTTGCGAAAGCCATCGTCGCATCTGATAATCTTGCAAATCGGTTTGTTTTTTCTGTGGTTTGACATCCCGCCATGTCTTTGCCATTATCGGTTCGCCCTTTCCTGCGCTGCATTTTCAGCCATGCGCATATCAGCCATCTTCTTGACTGCCATATATAAATTGTCATATGCGCCGAAGTGGAATTCAGCCATGCGGTATTCTGCTTCAGATTGAATTTCGGCGATTTCGGCGGCTTCAACTTCACGACTATTTTGTGCGAATGCTTTGCGGTCTGCTTCGGATGTCAAACCCTCTGAACCTTTCAATGCGTTTGCTTTCATCATAGCGATGGCGAATGCTTTCTTGGTGTTGCGCTTGGAATCTTTGAAGTCGATGAATTTCAACACGACTTTTTGCGATGCCTGAAACATCACCACTGGCAAGCGTTTCAGCAGTCGTTTCAATTCTTCGTCACTGTATGCCATTTCGTTGTCAACGTCGATGTCTTGTTCAAGTTGAATTTTCAGCAACTCGACATTCTTTCGTGCGGTTTCCAACTGATTGTCGATGATTGGTTTTTTCATTATCTTTTCACCTTTGGTGGTTTATATGTTCGATTATATTTGCAACCCTTTTGCATACAATAGCCATATGAATCAACGATGTGACCGTTCTTGCAAAATTTCACGGTTGATGTGACTTTCTTTGTGTCGATTGCCTTTTGTGATAGTGCCACGGCTTCGTGTCGCACGATTTCAGCGGCTTTGGCTGGTTTGACTACTATTGATTCAACTGGCGCACGCAAGTCACTGATTTCGGCTTGCTGGTCGGTAATTTGAATGAATAGATTCAACAAATCTTCAAAGTTCAATGCTGCATAGTCTTTTTCGTCGATGCGGAATGCAACGACTGCGGTTTCATGAAAGTTCGATGCTGCTTCGGCTTGTTCCATCCAGTCTTTGATGCGCACGTTTTCGTGGTGCTTGCATTCAATATGAATCGGCAAATCCGTGAATACGTCTGAACGGCGTGCGCCATCTTTGACGTGGCTTGACCTGTTGCGCATCGAACCTTTGTCGGCTTTCCTGCGCACTAATTTGGCAATGTGCTGTTCGTACATCTTGCCTTTGTCGTATGCTTCGCCCATGTCAATCAATCCTTTCAGTCGCCCATATAGTGAATCGCTTGCCGACGATGCGCATCAATCTGCGTTTCTTCATCAGTCGTGCAAATCTGCGTTCAAGTATGAACAACATTATTCGCCCCAATATGTCGGTCATGTGTTATTTCCCGACTACTTTTTGAACTGTCTTGTTGAAACTTTCAACCGTACGATGAAATTGCATCACGGCTTTGTCGAATGGTGTGCCGAATTCATCAGCCCACATGCGATATATAAGCGTGTTGTCAATCAAAGCGTCGTCAAGTTGCTGTTCGATGCGTGCTGATTCCTTGGCGTTTTCAATCATTGCAACGATGCCAAATGGCGTGATGTTTTTGATTGCCTTGCGAATCATAAGTTTGTATCGGTACATATTGACCCCCATGATTGCCGCTATTTTGCGGCAATCTGCTTTTCTTCAACTACTTCGACACCATCGACCAATGTGCCGTTCATGACATCTGTGCGAACTGCTGATTTGATAGCATCAAGCACTTTTTCGTCATTCAAGTATTTTGCTGGTATTTTTGTAACATCAACGATTTTGACGACACGAACCATGCGGAAATTGATTGAACCTTTGTTGCCCTCGACAGATGAACCCATAGTTTCGATGTCATCCATTTTGCGCATTGCGGTATCAGTTCGCATTGTGCCTTTTTCAACTCGTGCTTCAAGTTTGGCGGCTGCTTCAGCGGCTTTGCGGTCAACCTCGTTTGAATATGAAATCATTTCTGATTTGATATACTTTTCGGCTTTTTCCAAGTCCGTTGATAGTGGCTTGTATTCAGCATTGATGTCTTTGACTTCTTTGTTCAATGGGTCAACACGCAATTTGCGTTGCTTTTCCATTGCCTTGCTGATGTCTTTGATGATTGATAGTGTGTCGGTTGCGACCACCATTGTGTCATTGTCGGTGATTTTGAAACCCTCGACTTGCTTTTGTACAGTGGTGATTTTGCGCTTGAATGGAACAATCGACACTGTGTTGTTTTCTTGTTCTTTCATATCGTCATAATCCTTTCATTGATTATATATTCAGTATAGCAAAGCATGTTTCAATTGTCAATACTTTTCTATACTTTAAGATGATAGACGTATCAATTCGGCTTCAACTATACGATGCAAATCACCAGCCGTGTGATAGTTTCCACGCCAATTTCGCTTGATAACATGCACACGACCATTCGTCGGGTATACATCAACGACACGTTCAATTCGATATTGATATGGTGTCATTTGTTTGAATTCCCAATCCATGGTTGCGCACAATTCTTTGATGTCGGCGGTTCGATTCCCACGCCACCATTCTTTGGCTTCAGCACCGTGAAGCCCACTTGCTGAATTGCGCTTGACGTTACCCACGCCACAACCCTGCCAATTTCATGCCAATAGATAACACTTCGCAACGGTCATGCGCCCATTTCTTGATTGCTGCGATGTCCATCAAGCCAACTGCTTTTTCATATTTTTCGTACCCGACAATTTCGGTATAGTCGGCGTTCCAAATCTCAACGAAATACACATACTTTTTGATGCGTATATTGTGAACGCCAAGTTGGAATGAATAGAACGGCAATTGCTTTGAACTTGCATATCGCCTTGCACCGCCTGCGCCTTTCACCATCGTTTTGTAATCAATCACAATGGCTTCGGGTACATTCACGCCATCTGGTCGGCTATGAATAACAATGTTTTTGAATAGTTCGGTGGCGAACTCTTTTTCAGCGTGTGTGATTTGCAAATCTTTGTATTCGGGAAATGCTTCACGAAATACGATTGGCAACATGCCAGTTTCTTCGGATTCTTTTTGCCACATATTGTGTCGGGTTTCGCCGAACGTCAAAATGTCATTCTTGAATCGTTCTTTTTCGCCCAACTGTTCTTTGATGATGTTTTCAACCTGCTTCGGTGTGGCACGCATCAAATCTGTGAAGCGTGTGTGAAGCTTCCCATCGTTTTTGATATTGTATTGCATATCGTCATGCTTTCTTTGCTTTTATGGTTTCAATACTAGATTCGCCCTTTTTGCGATTCTTGGCAAGTGCCTTTTTGATGTTCGATTCCATTTCCGTTGGTGTTTTGGCGGCTGCTTTCTTTTTGAACTTGCCGTCAACTTCTTCAGGAATATACAAACCAGCACATGTGGTGAATGATGCACGAATGACGTGCGCCAATCCGACTTTCTTCAACATTGACATTTTCTTGCCACCGTCTTTGGCATCAGCCCATAAGCCATCACCAGTGTCGTATTCATCCATGAAGACGATTTGTTCAGGCGTCAAGACGTGTTCGCCAATGACCTTGTAAACACCGACACGAACCGAAACGGCTTTCTTTGAATCATCGTATTGATATTCAACTTTTGATGTGCCACCGTATTGACCAGTTTGGTCGGCGATTGCGACAAGTCCATCAATGTTGATGATGACGTTGCCATCTTTGATATATAGCAAACCGCCACGAATGTCGATGTGTGCCAATTTTGCCATGGTTAGCGCACGAAATAGAATGTCGTCGTCTGGTTTTTCTTCTTTGGCGAAAAGTGCTGAAACCCACTGATTGTATATAAACTCTGGGTCAGTTCCGTCAGGTATGAATTCACCGAACTTTGATTTCAATTCCGTCTTGCGTGCTTTTGCTTGCGTTGCTGCTGTTGTATCAGCCATCAAATACCCCTTTCATGAGTATGAAGCAAAGCCGTCGTGATGACGGCTGCTTCGTTAGTTTTTGAAAGCCTTGTGGAATACTGCGACGAACATTCCTGCTGCGGTGATAAGCATGTAATATGCAACCACTACCGCCACAATGTGCGTGAAGTTATTCAATAAGAGGTATGCTGTCAAGAAACGTGCTACTACCTCAACCAGTGAAACAATCGTTTTGATTATTGCTGGCACTTGCTTTTTTTGTGATGCAACTGGTGCATCTTCTTTTTGTGTTTTGTTGTTGTTTGCCATATCGTCATTTATCCTTTCGTGATATTTTTTATGGTACTTTTAGTGTAGCAAAGATTGTTTCAATTGTCAATACTTTTCTATACTTTCATTTGTGCAACAGTAGTGACCGACCACACCGCTGCTGTCACAATTTTACCATCTATCATTGTATTCGTATGAATTGCCACGACTAAATTCAAACCATCCACGAATGAATGCAAGCATGAATCTGAACTTGCTGTTGGTGAAGATGCGAATCGTCACAGGGTTGCCAATTTTGGTTCGTAATAGTTTGGAATAGCGAATCATTGTGACTTCGCTTCCCACCAAATGAATTTGGCTGATTCTTTGATACAAACTTTTTCACCAATTTTTTCGTATGTGCTGAAATATTCTGTGCCATCTTCAAGTGTCAATTTGTATTTGCTGTCACCTGTCCAATAATCACCAGCCAATTCAACTTTCTTCACGATGTTTGATGACTCACATTGATACCCAATGTGTGGGTATGCCATCATCCAAAACAACCAATATATGGCGATAATCACTGGCAATGCAATTGCTGAAAATATCAGTGCGGTCAATGTCACGCCGACTATTGGTATGATTTCGATTCTGCTTTTCATGATTCATCACCAGTCTGGCAAGTCAATTCCCATTCACAAGTCAACTTTGCTGATTCTTCGATTGTCAGATTATTGTTCATGGCTGGTGCGATACCTTTCAATCTCTTTAGCTGAAACAAGCCAATATGGTCGATATTCAGATTTTGAATAGTTGCGTGCTTTAAGATTGCCACGCTTGATTTCTTCAAGAATCCAATCATAGTTTGCTGATTCCTTGTCACTGTTCAATGAATTTGTAATCCATCGGTTGCGTGCAATTTCTCGTGGTCGATACCATTCTTTGTCGTATGTCATTTTGTTGATTTCCTTTCAATGAATTCAAGTGCAACTGATAATGTGAATGCGTATATTGCTAGTATACCGCCGATGACCAGCAATGAAGCCCACCATCCGCATGAAAAGAACAACTGAAGCGCAAAATATATGCCGACTATGCAAAGCACGATTGCCAATGTGATGAACAATCCAGTGAATGCCGCAAACGTCAACGTGATGCCAATGATATGCAACAACGTGCTATATTTGCGATTCATCGTTGATATTTCCTTTCGCATCGTCAATTTCTTTTGGTTTATCGTTCAAAAACTTGATTGCACCGTCGATTGCTTTGCGCATGTTCTTCAACTGCTGCACTGCATCAGCATCAATTGATTTGATACTGACTTCGACGTTGCCGCCCATGTTTCTGATTGACCAAATTGGTTTGTGTTCGTATGAACGCATTGCGAATATTTGAAGCCGTTGTGTGCCTAAATCGACATATTCTGCGAAGTTTTCGTCTGGTTTCATTATATTTGACCTTTCTGGCTGTTTTCAGCCGTTTCTAGCGTTGTTTGATTCAAAGTTGGGTCAATAGTCATCTTTGGTGCGTTTCGTTGCTTCTTCAAGCTGCGTAATTCGAAAACTTGACCCCAATGTGGGTTTCGGTCAAGAATCATGCGTGCATAGCGTGAACAAAAGTTGTTGTTCAACTTGAAATCGTTTCCGATGGTGTGGCGTCGTGCTTCCCACCTGAATATTTCAACACATGCTTGAATGCCGATTTTCTTGCGCCCACTGCGCAACATTTCCCATGCTATCTTTTCAAGTTCGACAACCACCCATGGATTCGCACGATGAAATGCAATGAATGCCGTGTCGGTTGCCATTTTGGAAATGTTTTCAACCTTGGTGATTTTGTAACTATCGAAAAGACGTTGCTGTTCACTCATTTGCATGTTCCCTTTCATCCAGCAATTTCAACTGTGGGTCGTCGAAATCAAGTGTGCCGACAAATTCTGCGATTGCATCATTGTCTTCAAATGATAATGGGTCAAGCCGTTCGGCGACGTGCTTGATGGTGATGACGTTTTTCCAAGTTTCGGTCAAACCGTCTTGCTTGATTGGGTCGCTTTTCACTGTGACCACTGTGTCTTTGCTGATAGTATATTTCTTTGTGATTGTTTCGGTTGTCTTCATGACACCCCTTTCTATTATTGATTATTGTTCATCACGATGATTGTCTGCATCCATGTCGGCTTTCGCTTCGACTGCATCAGCCGTTGGGTCGCCGTCAACTTGACATTCACAATCGTCGCAAACATATATTGAAGATTCGGTCTGGTAGTGACCTTGTTCGCCCAAATGGTCTTCAGTGACCGATTCGACGTGCGTGTGTTCGTGTTCGTGGCTATCTGAAGCCCCTGTGATGGGGCATTCCCATATTCCAGCGTATTGATGCCCGAACGTGTACAAAGTGGCTGTGTGTTCGCTTCGTGGATGTTCAGGGCATTGTATTTGCTTTGTGTTCGGTTCGTTGGTTTGCATATCGTCAAATATACCTTTCGTTTGTTATACATCTATAATATCAAGCCGTGCATTGATTGTCAATACTTTTCTATACTTTACGACAAAGAAAGAACCGCCCTTTGATAGACGGTTCAAACATTTTTCGACAAATCTTCTTCAGATACGCAATTGCTTGTCGGCAACCATTCTCTGAATGTGGAATCAATACGCATAATTCATTCTTGATTCTGTATACAGTATAGCACTATATGTCATATTTGTCAATACTTTTCTGTACTTTCCCCTTTAATACACAAAAGACGGCTGAACTTGTGCCGTCTTTTGTATTCAATAAATCTCTCACAATCTTGAATGTTCATTCTGCCGTCACCTGCATTGCTGCCGTTGGTGTTGGTGACGCACCACTGAACATTCGTATTGTATCAGGCTTGTGGCTTGTTTCGCAATACGTTGTTGTAAATCAGCACCGCAATGATGAAGATTGCAACCGCCGTGGATGCGATACCAAGTGGCGTGGCAATCATAGCCGTGCAAACGGCTGATGTGACGCTACATTGCGCATATGTGGCAACCAATGCGCCGACAAGCGACAAAACGCCTGTGGTGATGCGTGGGTACTTATTCGCAAGCTGTGACGGTATGAAGTTTGATTTCAAAAACTGCACAACTGTCATGACTAGCGTTCCACCAATCAAACCACTTTCGATGATGGTTTTGACGAATGAAATTGTTGTTTCTAACTCTGACATTTTCGTTTTCCCTTTCTAGTTGATTCTTATTTGTTGACCGACGAATATCAAGTTCGGGTTGCTGATTCCGTTGCGTTGCGCAAGTATCTGGTATGTCGTGCCATATTTGGCGGCAATACCTGAAAGCGTTTCGCCCCTTGATACCGTGTGAATTGTGCCACCGCTGGTTGTGGTGGTTGCTGTGCCTTGGACTGTTATCACCTGACCGACCTGAATCAGATTCGGGTTCGTGATGCCGTTGATTTGTGCAAGCACCTGATAGGTTGTGCCAAACTTTGCGGCGATTCCTGACAATGTGTCGCCTGATACGACTGTGTATGTCTTGGCGTTCGATGCTGGTGCTGGCGTTGGTGCTGGTGTCGAACCGCTGGTTGGTACTTTGATGACCTGACCGACATTGATGACGTTCGGGTTTGCAATTCCGTTCGATGCGGCAAGTGCTTGATATGATGTGCCGAACTTGGCTGCGATGCCCGAAAGTGTATCGCCTGCGACAACTACATATTCACCAGTGATTGCGCTTGGTGCGTTTGTCTGTGGTGCTGATGGTTGAACTGTTACCGCTTGACCGCCACCGTATGCGACGAATGCTGATTGGTCGCCATAGAATAGATTCATGTCAACGGTGTTTTCTGTGACGCCTGCGACGTTCGCACGGCTTGTGTATTGCCACATAATGATTGAAAGCGTTGCAATGCTTGGTGGATTTCCTGCGCTTGCTACATCACCGCCATTCATGCCATATTTGGCAACCCATGCGCCGATGTTGCGGTCTTTGATTGGCTGAAGATTACCAACAAAGCGTGCTTGGTTTGAATAGATGATGATTGTGCGCCCTGTACGTTCCTTGATACGGTCTGCGAATGCGCAAACGAATGACACGTTGACCACGGCTTCGTTTTCGTCGTCAAGCACCAATGCTTCACCATCACGCAAATCGCCAATGGCTGACAAGAATGCGTCGGCTTGCTGTGCTGCCGTTCCTGATGCGCCTTTGTACCAATAGAACCAAATCGGCACACCACATCGGCGTGCTTCGTTTTTGTTTTGTGTACACTTTGGGTCATAGTAGATGCCTGCATCTGCACCACCTGCTTTGATGACTACCCCTTGAATTGCTGTTTTGAAAGCATCCCAATTGATTGTGCCTTGCCATCGGCTAATATCGGCAACGGTTATTTGTGACATATCGTCTTTCCCCTTTCGTTTATTACATAATCATTATAACATCATCAGTCGGCTTCGTTTTCACACCCCAACTTGACGAATAGAATATCAATCGAACATTTTTCTTCAACATTGACAGGTGGTGAACTGATGTTTGTCGTGTTGTTTGTGGTTGTGTTGTTTATTGTTTCATCAGTTCCACCACCATCAGATGAATTTGTTTCGGCATTCTTTTGTGTCGCTTCGGTTTCAATAGCTTCACGTTTTTCTTTGGTCGTGATAGAAAAGTTTTGCGTGTAATACTGATATTCTTCTTTGCGAATGCCGAATGGTGTTTGGATGTTATAGACGTTAGTGAACTGAATCACACAGTTTGCGCCGACTGGCACATCTGCTGGCAACACACCGATGTCGATTGTCGTGCCGTTCAACTTGCGTGCTTTGCTTTGCCAACCAAGAAAGTTGCCATCGACAGTGGCATTGTCTGGTGGCGTGATGATTCCATGATAATTTGCGCAAAATACTTCACGCAAGATGCGAACTTCGCCGTTGTAGAATATTTCACCAAAAAAGATGCCACCGACTTCTTGCGATGGGTAGTATGAAGATTTGTCTGTTGCGACTGGCACTTTGATGTCGGCAAATTTCATCGGTATCGTGTAATAAAATAATAGCGAAACCAGTGCGATGATTCCGATGATAATTCCTGAAATGGTTATGGCGTCGAATATTTGTCGGCGTGTCGTTTTGATTTTACCTAGTTTGTACATGGTGCAATTTCCTTTTCGCTATGTTTTGACGTTTTACGGCGTCGTCAATCATGCTGAAGTGTTCTGCACCGCTGAATTTCTTCTTGGTGTATAACCTTGCACCACCGCTAACCAGAATTATAACGATAATGGTTATTGCTGTAAACATACTAGCTACCGTTTCCCATGCCATTTTGTTGCACCCCTCTGGTCGATAATACACTTTTGACATCATTCATGATGTGCGAATTTTCACCAAGTGCGGTATTGTTCAATTTCATTTGTTCAGTTGAATCACGAATGGCATCAGTTCCAGCATCTATGGCAAGCACAGATTTGATGGCAATGTCTTTCAAATCTTGCTTATGTTCTTTGGCTTGGCTGACATACATCCAAATGAAGAAGACTGCAAGTGCGATTGGCAACCCTAGTGTTTGAACTAATGTTGGCAAGTCCATGTGTCGCCCCTATGCTTCCGCCCTAAAGTGAACACCATCTAATGATTGATAGCCGTTTGTTCCACCGTCAAACTTGACTACACCCGTGCTGTCAATACTTACGATTCCTAATCCACCAGCTGATACCGCTGGTATATAACACACGGCTAGTGGTCTGTAGCCCACTGGTAGTGTAAATGCTGCTGCGCCCATAGTACCGTTTTTTATCATACCGTGCATATGCACAACGCCTAAACTGTCTTTGAAATAACCTGCGGCGTTAAAACCAGATGCGTAATTTACCCAACTATTGGTCAATGTTGGCGCAACCCATGCCTGTTGTGCTTCAATTTTTGCTGCTGTCACACCATTGGCGGCAAGTGCTGCCGTTCCAACACTCAATGCTGCATAATGACGTGCAATCAATGCACCTGTATCAATGTTTGTGCCGTCTTTGAATCCAGCATCATTTGCACCTAATTGATTCCACTTTGCGGCGGTTGGTTGTTCGCCGAATACGACTGACCATGCTGTGTATGCCATATTTTTTATTTCCTCACCTCTCTAATTATGAAACCATCAACTTCACGTTCACCATTTATTGTAGCGTACTTTGGTGGGTTTTTCTGCAATCGTTCAGCCATGGCATACAAATCATCTTTGCTTGGCTGTTGACCATTGGCGTGCAAGATGCCTGCTTCGTTTGGTGCGATGCGACTATCAGTGCCACACCAACTTTCAAAGCCCCATTCGCCATCTGTGCGCTTGCGTGACGAACGAAGAAACGTGATGCCGTCTTCAGTTGTGGTCGGTATGATTTGGTTTTGGTTGGTGATATATGCAATCACACGACCTTTGACGCCCTCTTGAATAAGACGTTTTTCAATGACTGTTTTGGTTTTGCCTTTTTTGTCGGTGACTTCCACTTCGACATCTTCAAAGACATCTTGGCTGTTGCAAATGACTTCGTGTGTGATTTCATCAGTCAGAATGCCCGACATGATGCGCTGTTGGTCTTGCGGTAGATTCCGCAACATGTGATTGACTAATTCATCCGATACGTTCATTTTGCTTGTGCCTTTCTTTTGATTCTTATTGTACAACATAACCATTAAAATATCACAGTCTTGCGTTCTTCAAATTCATGTTTGATTTCGTCATCAGTGTGATTGCCACAGTTTTGGCATTCATTTTGGCTGAACGCAACCATGCCGCAATATTGGCAATTGTGACAAAATTGACATGTAATTTGATAATGTTCAAATTTATTCATGCACCAAATGCACTGATTCGTTGCAAATACCTTTGGGAAATTTGGAATCATAATCAGTTGCGGTGCGATTTCATCAACCTGTTCAATTCGTTTCCGCTGTGAAGCGGTTGAAATCTTTCGGCTTATCGTATTCCCGTTGTAGTATACAGGCAATCCATCTTGCATAGTATCAAATCCCCCCCGCCTGTTGGCGTTTCAATATAAACATACGTCTGGTCTGTCGTTGCTGGGTCTGTGTAGAAATCACGAGTTCGCACATTGTCTTTCTTCAACAATGCCGATAAATCAATGCGTGTATCAATGATTCGTGTTGTTGGGTCGGCTGATAGATTCACATTATATGTGCGAAGTCGATTCGGTGCAAATCTTGATGTGAATGTTGGTCGTTCGTTTGCAATGCCAATCTTTCTGATTATTCTGTCACCTGATGCGACACCAACATTGAATTTCACTATCAAATGCAAGTATAGATTTTCGATTGTGATTGCATTATCTGGTGGCACTGGAAAAGCATAGAATACATCATTGCACATGTAACCATTTGGCATGTTCTTCGGCGCAATAGCCGTTGTGCGCAATGAATATTTGTATTGTTGAAGTTTGGTTGTTTCACTCATATACGTTCATCCATATCATGTTTCACTACGGTCAACATATCGGGGTTCAAGTCTGCGCCGTTTGCTTGGTTCATGTAAAGTGGTGAATCCCAAACTATATGCACATATATTCGACCTTGCCATGCTGGGTCATTCGGTTGTGGCAAATCCTTGGCTTGCACGAATATGTCATATGCTGGGTATGCTGCTTGATTGAACATTCGCCCCTTTGCTTTGACTTCGGCATCAGTCATCACGCCTGTTGCTGAAAATGCAAGCCACCATGGTCGGCGTGCGCCAAAACTGTGTGGACACAACCCGTTGTCGCCTGCATCGGTGACAATATCAATTTCGTTGTTGTTTGTCAGTAATAGCGAACGATTGAACACGATGAATTTTGGCACTCTGATTGGGTAGACGTATTGTGTCACGCCTAATGGAAAATAACATGCACCAGCACCCGAACCGCCACAGTATGAAAACCAAAATGCGGTTGCTGCATCAACCTTTGATTTTGGGTATGCCAAATCTTCACGACTTGTTTCACTCATAGCAACCCCATTTGCATTGCGCATGATAGTTCAAATCGACGTACTGAATCGCTTGTCGTCAAATCACGGCTGAATTGCACAATCAAAATGATTCCGTCGGCATTGTAGTTTGTTTCACCTTTCTTTGGTATCTGTGAAACAACATTCAAACCGTCGATGATGAATGTCGTGCCACTTGATGAAATTGGTGATGTTGTGCCTGTTATTTTCAAATGGCTTGCATCAATTTCGACTTGTGTCGGCGTCACGGCTGTCACGCCATCGGTATCGAATCGCCCGACTGCCACTTTTGCTGTTATAGCTGAACCGACGGTCATGAATAGATTCAAATATGCTTGTGTTAGATTGCCACGTTCAGGTTTCGACAAACGCATCACACGAAGTGCGACGACGGCTATTGATGCGCCTGCTGTATCAACTGGTTGCACTGTGTCATCATAATTTGGCAAACCAAGATTCACACTGAATGAAGTTGCCACAAATGGCACTGATGTTTGGCGTGTAGTTTTGTCTGATTGAATGGTCGTCATGGTGCTATCACATCCGTACCGCCGATTGTTGAAATTCCAACGGTGAAATATGATTTGAACACACGCTTGCGCACGGTCAATATCTGTGTGAATTTCCCATCAGCCCATCGGTTGATTATTTTATTGATGATGTATGTGCCACTGAAACCCCAAACATTAACACTGACGGCATCACCAATCTGCAATGCTGGGTTGCCTTTGACGGTCAAAACATACTGACCCATGTATGTTGCATAATCATCAAGAATCATTTTCGCCTTTGAAAATGCGTCACCCTCATTGTTGATGTAGTCGTTTTCGATATTCACAATGCGTTCATCGTATTTTGCGACACTGGCATCATCTTGTTGTCGTGTATATATTTGCTTCACGACAACTGCTGGTGTGGCATAGAGTTCAAGCGATGTGATATACACCGAATATGCGTTGCTATTCGATACGGTCATTTTGTAGCTTTTGGCAAATAATGTGTTGCTGAAACTGATTCCGCTTGCAACTTGGTCGCCGCTTCCGTCTTTGACGGTGTTCGTCGTATAAAGTGACGTTGTTGCTGATGTGATATACGCTGGCGCATCCACTGATGTCACAGGGTCATTGAAATCAGCCCAAATGTCAACACTTGCGCCTGCTGGCACTTCAATGGCTGATTGCAATTCCCAATATTTCTGTTTGGCTTGCACTTCACGCACATTTGCTTTGACGGTCACGACGTTGATGATGTCATCTTGTGTGCTGGTTGAAATGTCAACAATGTTACTGGTATTGAAAAACCATTGCGGTGATGATGTGTAGTTTTGGCGGTTCTTGAATCTGATGATGCCTTGTTCATCCATGAAAAAACGACCCATTTCGGCTTCCATCAATTCTTTGACTACATCGCCAAACTTTGAACCCTTGTCGAAGAATGCAAATGTGACGATATTGAATCCAGTATCGAAGTTGTATTGTGTTGGCGTGATTCCAAATGCAACCAATAATGCCGCCAATATTTCATCAGTTCGTTTGCTTTGGTACATCACGGCGTTGTCAAGTGGTCGATTGAATAGTGAATACATGAAATCAATGCAATGGAATGATGCCGTTTTGTTTTTTTCGTCGATAGATGGCATCTTTTCAGTCAATCCAGTGAACTGCGGAATCGCTTCACTGCCGAACCCACCGAACAATTTGACTGGTCGATATGGCAATATAAAGTTTTGAATTGTTGAACCACGGTTCGGTGTGAAATAGTTGTCGTGGTTTTCAAGAACGATGTCAGCTTGCGCAAGCGTGGTTGAATTCAACTGTTCTTCGGTGCGTGTGACTTCGATGCTTTTGATGCGGTATGAATAATCATCATATTGATATTTATCCCATTCAGCCACGACATTGCCATCACCTTTGATGATGTCTGCACCGCCAATGGTTGAAACGCCAATGGTGAAGAATGTGACGCTTGAATTGTATGACCGTGGAAACGACATCAAAGCACGGTGCGTCAATTTGCGCATCGTTTTGTTTGCCCTTGTGATGAAGTCTGAAGTGACCGTCTGCATGATGCGCCCCCTAGCTTATAGCATACTGTTCTTTGAATGTTACCGTTACGCCCTCAATGATTTCGCCATTCATGCGAATGTTTCGGTCACTGATGTTCATTTTCATTGGTGCGACAATGCCATATTCGACCAATTGCACAACTGGCACGGCTTCAGTCGTGTATTGTGCATTGTATAGCGCACGAATGATGTCATAGTCGGCTGCTTTCAATTTATCCCATCCAGCAACCCAACCACGGCGGTTGTTGATATAGTCCGTGTACAAAGTGCCATCCAACGTCACATTTTCGCTTTCAATCGGTGTTAATTTCTCTAATAACGTGGAATATAACGGCAAAACCGTTCCATTCACAATGATTCGCATGTCTTTTGTTGCCATTATATTGTACTCATTCCTTTCACGTTTCCGCCCCCTATTTCATCATAACCCCTTGCACGCAAATCTTCATTCACGGCTTCAAGTCCATCAGCGATAATGTCACGGAATTCGCTTCGTGAACGTGCCACAATGCCACTTTGTTCAAGCGTGATGTTGATTGGTGCTTGTGCAATTGCGCCACCATTGGTTGCGGTTGCCGCTGCTGCGCCGTTTATTGCTGAAACAGTGCCGTCGATTGTGCCTGCTTGCACTGCATTCATTGCATTCAGTTGACCATACATACCAGAATATACGCCCACGACGCTTTGTGCGCCGTCTGACACGTTTTGCAAGCTGTTTGACATGCCTGTGCTTATTTTATCGGCAATCGTTGTGGCGGCGTTCACAACAGCCCCACCAGCACGTTCAATGCCGTCTTGCATACCTTGCATCATGTAATCGCCCATTGAAGCCATCACACGACTTGGTGAATGAATCCCGAAGAAGTTTTTGACCGCATCCAATGCACCCGAACAGATTTCTTTGATTTTATTGACGACTGCATCTTTGGCGTTGCTGATACCTTTGGCAATACCATCAATCAGGTTCTTGCCTGCATCGACTGCACTATTGATGAAGTTGGCGATGCTATTGATTGCACCTTGAATAGCGTTTGAAATGGCGTCTTTGATATTATTGAAAGCCGTCACGACATTATTCCAAAACTTTGCGATGGCATTCCATGCGCCGACAACTGCACCCGATATGGTTGACACTAGCCAAATCAATACTTGAATGACGATGTTGATGACATTGATGACAAGCCAAACGGCTGCGACCACAATGGCGATTGCTGCGCCAAGAACCACCAGCAAAATGACGCCCAACACTTTCAAGATTGGAATCAGTATCGGTGCGATGACATTCCATAACTGAATAAGCGATTGCCACAATGATTGAATCGACGCCCATATTGAATCAAGTGCTGGTTTCAAATACTGGTTGAATAGATTCACGATTGTATTCCAGTTGTCACGAAGTGCCATGACGATTGCAATGACGGCGATGATGACTGCACCGATAATCAACAACGCTGGTGCGGTGATTCCTGCGATGACTGCGCCAATTGCTGCAAATAATGGTGCAAGGTTCATGATTGCGCCGACAAGCGCACCCACGATGCCAAGAAATGCCACGAGTGCCAAACCAAGTGTCACAATGACCGCAACCATTGCAACCATCTGTGGATTCTGATTCGCAAAGTCGGTGAATTTCTTCACTAATGGTGATAATACGTTCATGATTTTTGTCAATATCGGTTGAAGTGCCGTACCCAATGCGACGTTCAGTTTTGTGGTATCTGTTGCCAATTTCGCTTGCGCACCACCGAATGATTCGGCAAGTTTGGCGGCGTCGCCTGTTTGGTTCTTGGTTTCTTTGATAATGCCGTTGAATAATGCCATGCGAACGCCTGCGTCTTGGCTTGCCTTTGACAAGTCTTGTGCGCTGAATCCAGCATCAACCAATATGTTCGACAGGTTCTTTGTCACACCTGCGTTGTCAACAAGAATGCTGTTGCCGTTTTTGATACCCTCTGTTGCGCTTGAAATGGCTTGACCGAATTCCAATGAACCTTGGCGACCAAATGCCGCCGAATCCTTGAATGCTTCCATCAATTTGATTGCTTGTGGCAAACTGAATCCCGATGCAAGCAAGTTTTTCAAACCAGTTGCCGCATCACCGATTGGCATCAAGCCATCAGCCGTCAAGTCTTTGGCTGCCTGTGTTGCTGCGTCGATGCTGTTGCCTGTACCTCTGGCAACTGATGAAAGCCCCATCAGTGCGTTTTGTTGGCGAACGGCTGCATCAACTGCTTTGTCAAGATATGACACGACCCTATCAAGTGCAATGGCTGCGGTTGCGCCCAATGCGGCAAGTTCCAATGAAGCGTTTCCAAGTTTTTTGCCAAACGTATCGGCATCAGCACCAGCCGCTTTTGATTTCTGCGTGTACTTGGAATCATCCAAGTCTAGGTCATAGTATATTGTGCCGACTTTTTCTGCCATATTTGTTTGCTCACATTTCCTTTTTCAACTGCTCAATTCCGCTGTTATCATTGAAATCTTTCAATATTTCTAGTATATCACGACTGCCGTCAACATAAGCACGACGCAATTCATTTGCCTGTTGCTGTTTCATGTGTGGGTATGCTGCGACGCCCAACAGTTTCAAATGTTCTTCAGAATCCAGTTTGAAAGCCTGATTCAACATAGAAAAGAACCAGTGCGCTGGTTCTTTCATCAGTGTTGTCATTGTATAACCTTGATAGAATCGCAAGAAATATGCGACCATTTTAATCAAGCGGACACTGTTTTTTTTTGGTCGTTGTCAAGCGCAATACCACGCTTTTGCAATTCTTTGCTGTCGGCTGGTTGTGCTGAATCAACAAGCAAGTCAATCAATGCAAGCAATTGTTGCATGTTCAACTTGTATTGTTTCAACTCTGGCACGACGTTCGCCAATCCGTCTTTCAGTTTGTCCATCAGCATCGACATGTCATCGACGTTGTTGGCATCCAAACCGCCTTGCTGATATTTCTGTACTTGACCGCCTAATTTGGCAAGCTCAATCAAATCTTCAAGTGATGGTGGTGAAAACTCAACAATGTTGCCTTGAATCTTCACACGCTTTTTTTGTTGCGACAGTGTGTCCAAGTCCAAGTCAAATGTCGGGTCAATTGTTTGTGGTTGTGTCATATCGTCATGATACCTTTCTATGATATTGCTGTTGTACTATTTAATATATAACGAACTGATAGCTTTAGCAACTTGGCATTTTCAGAATCTTTGTCCATGTCTTCAATTTGTGATTCGCAATGGCTGAAATGAATGAAATAGTGGTCGGTGCTGTAATGGTGGCGACGGTCAAAGAAGTTGTATATTTCAGTCAGATGCGTGAACGCCTTTTCGGTGTCGTCGTTTCTAGCCCAAAATTCAATCGACTGATAGATGATACCTGTTTCTTTGTCTGGTGCTTCGGATGGTGCGGCAATAGCGAACACGCCATTCACACCACGTTTCAATTCGCCTGCATACAGGTCGGTTTTCAACGTCAATGAACTGTAATCACTCAAGAATTTGCATATGTCTTTGACGATTGGTGTGTTTATCATGTTTTTATACCCTCACGCTTTCTGCTGCACGTTTGAAATACCCTGCAACCTTTGTCACGATTATAGCACCCGATTCGCCCAAATAGTTTTTTTGCGTGCCTGATGTGGTGTAATTGCGAACAACGTGTGAACCGTCTTTGCGCATACCTCTGTGCTGATAGCCTGCGTATGCTTCCGCACCTGTTTCACCATATTGAACACGGTGATGAAGCCTGCCAACTTGTAATTGTTGACCGCTTGATTTCAGTTCGCCACCCTCATACGGCACTTTGAATTGTGACAACACAAAAATATCATTGCGCATTCTTGCAAGTGCGCTTTCCATTGCCTTTTCGTTGGCACGGCTGAATGAACCCATATTGTTCACGACACGAGTTGCCATATTATGAAACCCCCAATGATGTCACTTTCAATTCACACTTGATGAACTGCACCGTTGTTTCGCCAAGTCTTTTGGCGAATGTGATGCGTTCAACTTGGAAATATTCGCCATCATGCTTGACTACTGAACCACGCACGATTGGTGCGGTTGGTGCGAAGTGAACCAGCACGTTTGAATCGTTGGTGTCCATGTGACTGCCACGGCGAACCATAGTGATGTCACGCCATCGGCAAGCAAGCGTCTGTGTGACGCCCTCAATTTCGTCACCATAATCGTTGCGTTGTGTGGTGACAAGTTCGCATGAATCAACGAAATAGCCGTCAAGCATTATATAAGCACCTCATGATATTTGTCGAACGTGGCTTGAATGACACTGTTTGAAGCGGTGGCATCGGCGAATGTTCGGCTGTACCCCTCAATTGATTCTGATTTCAATGATAATGATGTTGTTTGACCAAGTGCGTTGGCTGCAAGCCATGATGCTGCGTATGCAATGTCTGCTGGTACTGCGCCACCGCCAAAGAATGCGGTCAATGCGATGTTTGCCACTCTGTGCGTGCATCCTGTACCCCATGGCGTGCTTCGGCGTTGGAAATACGTCTTCACTACATCATTGCGTGGTCGGGCTTCATAATCGCCTGTATTGACGACCTCAATGACGTTTTCAAGTTCATCAACGTATGCAAGCACGAATGCGTGTGTGCTGTCTGATATGAAAGGGTCAACATCAAGCAACTTGCTGTGTTCGACATCATAATATCTGGTTGATTGCGTTGTCGGTGTTTCAAACTTGCGACGTGTCAGTGATTCAATATATGCGTCAACAGATGCCAATAATGCTGGCAATGCTGTGACTTCGGCGGCGGTCAATGGTCGCCCCAAAACCCCCTCAACTGATGCTTGTGTTGCGTATGACATTTCGTTTTTTCACCCTTTCTTGACGTTGTTTTTTTACGACATCAGGTTCAAGAATCATTCGATGTGTGATGTCATCCCTTGTGATGGCACGGCGTTTCGGTTGTGATTTCTCTTGCTGTGTGTTACCCATGCCACTATTGTACTACAAAACCATAAACAAAAAGAGGTTGATTGCTCAACCCCTCTTT